AAGTTGAAAAAACTATTGACGAATCTGTGAAGATATGAAACCATGTTCATAATAGGGTATATTGCCCCTAGTGATTTACTAGAAAGTAATACACTAGATTTTAGTTTATATAGTATTATTACTAGAGCTAGTAATATACTAGAAAGTTTTGCGGTATCTTTATACTTAGTTATTCATAATTTACTCCTCTACTATTTACTTACTCCAGTAGAACTTAAAGGTACCGCAAACTATGTTTGATATTGATAAGATAAACAAACTTCCCCCCGAGCAACAGAAAGACCTATTAGAACTTTTGTCTCAATACGAATCTGCTAAACGCAGAGAGGATTGTTCTGATAACTTTCTTTCTTTTGTTAAAGAAATGTGGGCTGCCTTTATTGAGGGCTATCATCATAAAATTATGTCTGATGCTTTCAATGATGTTAAAAACGGCAAGTTAAAGCGTTTGATTATAAATATGCCCCCTAGACATACAAAATCAGAGTTTGCTTCTTATCTATTACCCGCTTGGTTTTTAGGCTGCTTTCCAGAAAAGAAGATAATCCAAGTGGCTCACACTGCAGAACTTGCTGTGGGTTTTGGTCGTAAGGTTAGAAACCTTGTTGGTTCTGCAGATTTTAAAAAAGTTTTTGATGGTGTGGGTTTACAAGCTGACAGTAAAGCTGCTGGTCGTTGGAATACAAACAAAGGCGGAGAGTACTTTGCGATTGGTGTAGGCGGTGCTGTAACCGGTAAAGGTGCAGACTTGCTTATCATAGATGACCCACATTCAGAACAAGAGGGACAAAGTAATGACCCCTCTGTGTTTGACAAGGTGTATGAATACTATACATCTGGTCCCCGTCAGCGTCTGCAGCCCGGTGGTGCGATTATTATTGTTATGACAAGATGGCACAAACGGGACCTGACTGGGCAAATACTAAAGTCTTCAGCACAACGAGAAGGTGTTGATGACTGGAAAGTTATAGAGTTTCCTGCAATATTGCCGTCAGGTAAAAGCTTATGGCAAGAGTTTTGGGATATAAAAGAACTAGAAAAGCTACGAGCAGAACTACCTTTATCTAAGTGGTCTGCACAATACCAACAAAATCCTACTGCAGAAGAGTCTGCAATTATAAAACGAGAATGGTGGCGTGAGTGGGAGTACGATAATCCACCACAATGCGATTTTATTATTCAGTCATGGGATACAGCTTTTTTAAAGACACAGCGTTCTGACTACTCTGCGTGTACAACATGGGGTGTGTTTTACCAACCTGATGATACAGGTGTAACACAACCTAATTTAATTTTGTTAGATGCGTATAAAGAACGACTAGAGTTTCCAGAATTAAAAAAGAAAGCTTTTGAAATGTATCAAAGTTGGCAACCAGAAGCTTTTATTGTAGAAGCTAAAGCTGCAGGTATGCCTTTAATCTTTGAACTTAGGCAAATGGGAATACCCGTATCAGAATATACGCCTAGCCGTGGTAATGACAAAATAGCAAGGGTTAATGCTGTTGCTGATTTGTTTGCATCTGGTATTGTTTGGGCACCTGATAGAAAGTTTGCAGAAGAAGTTATAGAAGAGTTTGCATCTTTTCCTGCTGGAGACCATGATGACTTAGTTGACTCATCAACCCAAGCATTAATAAGATTTAGACAAGGTGGTTTTATTCCTTTACACTCTGACGAAGATGAAGAAGATTTGCCACCCAGAGAAGCCAATTATTATTAGGAGATTAAATGGCAGAAAAACCATTACAAACCCCAGAAAAAAAATACAAAGATTCTCCTGTTGAAGTTTTAGTAACCAACCCTGATGAAGTTGCAATAGCAACAGAAGATGGTGGTTTAATTATAGATTTTGATGATGGTGCTGAATTAGGCACACCAAACTTTGATGATAATATTGCAGAGTTTATGGAAGAAGCTGAACTACAGCTACTATCTAGTGAGCTTGTAAGTTATTTTAATGCAGACAAAGAATCAAGAAAAGACTGGGAAGATACATATACTAAAGGATTAGACCAACTAGGTTTAAAAATTGAAGAAAGAACTCTGCCTTGGCAGGGTGCTTGTGGTGTGTTTCACCCTTTATTAACAGAATCTGTAGTGCGTTTTCAAGCTGAATGTGTAAGTGAAATATTTCCAGCTAAAGGTCCTGTAGATACAAAGATTGTTGGCGAAATAGATGCAGAAAAACAACAACAGTCTGAAAGAGTTAAAAATTATTTAAACTATTTACTCACAGAAAAAATGAGTGAGTACAGAACAGAAACAGAAAAGTTATTATTTAATTTACCTCTAGCTGGTTCTGCATTTAGAAAAATATATTACGACCCAAGTTTAGGCAGACCTGCAAGTATGTTTGTTCCTGCTGAAGATTTTGTAGTTAGCTATGGTGCATCTGATTTAAGCACTTGTGAAAGAGCAACTCATGTAATGAAAAAAGCAACTAATGATGTTAGAAAGCTACAAGTTATAGGATTTTATAGAGATGTTGAGCTACAAGCTCCTAGTGATGAGCTAAACAATATACAATCTAAATACAACGAACTTACAGGTTCTAGTCAAAGTTACGAAAATGACCAAAGACATACTATACTTGAAATGCAAGTAGAGCTTGATATTAAAGGTTTTGAAGATAGAAAAGATGGTAAAATAACAGGTATAGCCTTACCTTATGTAGTAACTTTAGATTTACAATCTGGAGTTATCTTAGCTATTCGTAGGAATTATTTAGAAGATGACCCTATGAAAAAGAAAAGAGAACATTATGTTCACTATCAATATTTACCGGGTTTAGGATTTTATGGATTTGGACTAATACATTTAATAGGCGGTATATCTAAATCTGCTACAAGTTTATTAAGACAGCTAGTAGATGCTGGTACATTATCTAATTTACCGGGCGGTTTAAAATCCAGAGGACTAAGAATTAAAGGAGATGATACTCCTATTATGCCGGGTGAGTTTAGAGATGTTGATGTACCCGGTGGTGCAATTAAAGACAATATTACATTCTTACCTTACAAAGAACCATCAGGAACTTTATATACTTTGTTACAAAACTTAGTAGAAGAAGGTAGAAGATTTGCTTCACTAGCTGATTTAAAAGTATCTGACATGAGTAGCCAAGCTCCTGTAGGTACAACACTTGCTTTATTAGAAAGGTCTTTAAAAGTTATAGGTGCAGTGCAATCAAGAATACATAACTCTATGAAGCATGAGTTAAGAATACTATCAAGAATAATATTTGATTTTGGTCCAACAGAATATCCTTATCAAATAAAAGGTAAAGAACTTTTAAAAGAAGATTTTGATGGCAGAGTAGATGTAGTACCTGTATCAGACCCTAACGCTTCTACTAAAGCACAAAAAATTATGCAGTATCAAGCAGCTTTACAATTATCTACACAAGCTCCTGAACTATATAATATGCAAGAGTTACACAGACAAATGTTAGATGTACTAGGTATTCAAGATGCAGATAAGATTGTACCGCTTGAAACTGAAATAGCACCAACAGACCCTGTATCAGAAAATATGAATCTACTTAATGGTAAACCTGTTAAAGCATTTATTTACCAAGACCATGAAGCACATATTAAAGTTCATATGTCTGCTATGGAAGACCCAAAAATGCGAGAGATGATTGGGCAAAGTCCAAATGCTTCCAGAATTTTAGCTGCATTTACAGACCATGTAACAGAACATATTGCGTTTCAATATCGTAAAGAAATTGAAAAACAACTTGGTGCTCCACTACCACCACCTGATGAACCGCTACCAGAAGATATTGAACTGCGTTTATCAGAATTGGTATCTGAAGCTGCAGAAAGAGTATTAGCTGGAAGTAAAGCAGAAGAAAGAGCAGAAGAAATAAACGAAAAACTAGAAGACCCTGTAATACAACAAAGAGAAAAAGAACTAGCTATTAGAGAAGCTGAAGTACAAAGAAAAATGAAAGCAGACGCAGAACGAATAGCACTTGATTTACAGAAAGCAAAAGCTAACGAAGAAATAGAAAAAGAAAGAATAGCATCACAAGAACGAATAGCTGGTGCTAAGATTGGTTATGATGCTGCGTCAGATAATGCAAAAATATCTAGTAAAGAACGCATAGAAGGTGCTAAGATAGGCAAAGATATAGCGGAGACTTTATTAGATAAAGAAGATTAATGGCTGCATCAGATACAAATTTTATAGATGCTCTAAGAAAAAAAATTAGAGAACATATGAACGAACACGCTGACCATCTATCAGGTGGTGGGTGCAAAAATTTTGAAGAGTACAGACATTTAACAGGTGTAATTGCTGGACTCGCTATAGTAGAAAGAGATATACTCGACCTACAGGAAATAGCAAATCGTCAACAATGACGCAAGGACCTAGACCTTAATCTAGTGCAAGGAGAAAAATATGACTAAACCTGCAAAGACTGTTGAAGAAACTAAACAAGTTGAAGAAAGAACAGCAAAACAATTACCAATACCAAAAGGTTACAAAATCTTAATAGCTCTGCCAGAGCCAGAAGAACAAACAAAAGGTGGAATTATCAAAGCTTCACAAACATTACAAGTTGAAGAAGTTGGTTCTATTTGTGGTTTTATTCTGGATATGGGAGATGACTGTTATCAAGATAAAAAAAGATTTCCAAATGGTCCTTATTGTGAAAAGGGCGATTGGATTATTATGCGTTCTTATTCAGGCACAAGATTTAAAGTGCATGGAAAAGAATTTCGTTTAATCAATGATGACAGTGTAGAAGCTGTTGTTGAAGACCCTAGAGGTATTGTAAAGGTAATTTAATATGAGTGAAAATACTACAGCAAAACAAGAAGTTACGGAACAAGTACCGCAACATTCTAAAGAAGAAAAATTTTTTGGTGTTAAAACCACCTTTGAAAAAGAACCCAAAGTAGAATCTACAGATGAACTTCAAGTAGAAGTTATAGATGATAGACCTGCAGAGGATAGAAGACCACCTAAAGTAAAAACTGCAACTGATGGAGTTGAAGAAGAAATAGATGGTATTAGTGAAAAAGTCCAAAAAAGAATTGATAAAATTAAATACGACTATCACGAAGAAAGACGAGCCAAAGAAGCTTCAGAAAAATTAAGAGATGAAGCCGTTGGTTATGCTCAAAAAATCCAAGATGAAAATAAAAGATTATCTGCTTTAATTAACAAAGGAGAAGAAGCTTTACTTGGACAAATATCAGCTAAAGCTACTGCAGAATTAGAGCAGGGTAAAGCTGAATTTAAAGAAGCTTATGAAGCTGGTGATACAGATAAAATGTTAGCTGCTAATGAAAAGATTTTATCTGCACAAGTAGATGCAAAAAGTGCTAACGAAAAATTAAACTACTATCAACAGCAAACAGAAGCTAGACAACAACAAATGCAACAACAAAATAATGTTGCACAACAACCACAACCAGTACAACAACACACTCCACCTGACCCAAAGGCAGTAGAGTGGTTGCAAAAAAATACTTGGTTTGGAAATAAAGAACATAAAGACATGACTGGTTATGCTTATGGGTTACATGAAACTCTTATTCAAAATGAGGGCATATATCCTACTAGCGACCAGTATTATCAGGAAGTTGATAAGCGTATGCGACAAAGATTTCCTGAGTTTTTTGGAGAAGAAGAAGTACCTGTCGGCAACGAACAAGTTGTTGAAACTGTGATTTCCAAAAAACCATCGAATGTTGTAGCACCAGCGACAAGAAACAATGGTGCTATGCCACGCAAAGTACAGTTGACAGGAACCCAAGTTGCTCTCGCAAGGCGTTTGGGTTTAACACCAGAACAATATGCCAAACAACTCGCCAAGGAGGTGCAGAATGGCTGATAATGAAAATGTAACTGAAGAAGTTACGAGAGCTGCAAGAGAATCGGAATCCAGAGAGTCTGAAAAAAGAACTCAACCTTGGGAGCCACAATCAAAACTACCTAATCCAGCACCACAAGATGGCTGGGTATTTAGGTGGATAGCTACATCAATATTAGGAAAACCTAATAATGTAAATGTTAGTTCTAAATTTAGAGAAGGTTGGGAACCTGTTAGAGCAGAGGACCACCCTGAATTACATTTAGTTTGTGATGTGGATTCTGAATGGGCTGAGAAAGGCAACATGGAAGTAGGCGGTTTATTACTTTGTAAAGCTCCTAGAGAGTTAATGGAACAAAGAGATGAATACTACAGAAAAGTTGCAAGAGAACAAATGGAAGCCGTTGATAATAACTATTTAAAAGAAAATGACCCTCGTATGCCTATGTTAAAACCAGACCGCAAAACGAGAACTTCATTTGGTGGCAAATAACTAAATAATAATTTAGCTAGAAGCCCTCTTTTAAAAATTTTAGGAGAATTATATGGCTGCTTCAGCTACCCCAATGGGTGCAGAACCAGTAGGTTGTCTTAGTTCTAATGGCTCTTTTACAGGAAAAGTTAGACATTACAAGATAGCTTCCGGTTACGGCACTGCTATATTCTACGGAGATTTTGTAAAGCTTGTCAGTTCTGGTACTGTCGAAAAAGACACAGGAACTACAGCTTGTACTCCAGTAGGAGTATTTGTAGGTGTGTCATACACTGACCCAAATACAAACCAATTAACATTCTCACAAACATATCCAGCATCTACAAGTGCAAGTGATATTAGTGCGTATGTTGTTGATGACCCTTTTGTTGAAATGCAAATGCAAGGTGATGCTTCATTAGCACAAACAGCATTAGGAAACAATGCTGCTGTTGTTCAAACAGCAGGTAGTACAAGTATAGGTCGAAGCAAAAATGCTGTTGATAGCAGTACGATTGCAACAACCAATACTTTGCCAGTTAAAATTATTGAGTTCGTAAACGGACCTGATAGTGCAGTTGGCGACTCATTTACAGATGTTATTGTTGTCTTTAACGCAGGACATCAATTAACCAATACAACAGGCGTTTAATATAGGAGAATAAATTATGGCTATTTCAAGAGCACAAATGTTAAAAGAACTCCTACCCGGACTAAACGCATTGTTTGGATTGGAGTACGAAAAGTACGAAGATGAGCATACTATGATTTACGAAACTGAAAATTCTGATAGAAGTTTTGAAGAAGAAGTTCAGTTAAGTGGATTTAATCAAGCAGTTGTAAAAGATGAAGGTGCAGCAATCACTTATGATTCAGCACAAGAAAGCTTTACAGCTAGATACAACCATGAAACCATCGCTTTAGGTTTTGCGATTACAGAGGAAGCAATAGAGGATAACCTTTATGATTCACTTTCTGCTCGATATACTAAAGCATTAGCAAGAGCTATGGCTTACACTAAGCAAGTTAAAGCTGCTTTTCCACTCAATAATGGGTTTACAAATTCTTTCCAATCAGGAGACGGAGTAAACTTATTTACTGCAGATGGAGATGGTGTTACTGGTGGGGACGGACACCCATTAGTAAATGGAGGTAAAAACTCTAATAGACCTGCTACTGCTGCAGACCTTAATGAAACATCTTTAGAAGATGCTGTTATTAATATCAGTAACTTCGTAGACCAAAGAGGTTTGAAGATAGCAGCTAGACCTAAAAGATTAATTGTTCCATCTGCTTTGCAGTTTACAGCAACTAGACTTTTAGAATCTCAATTTAGAGTTGGTACATCTGATAATGATATTAATGCTATATCTAATAATGGGTCTTTCCCAGAAGGATATATGATTAATCATTATCTTACTGATACTAATGCTTTCTTCATTATCACTGATGTTCCAAACGGCATGAAACATTTCAACAGAACCGGAATGGAAACATCTATGGACGGAGATTTTGACACCGGAAATGTCAGATACAAAGCTAGAGAAAGATACTCATTTGGAGTATCAGACCCGCTTGGTATTTATGGCTCACCGGGTTCAAGCTAAATTTGATGGGGAGCCTTGTGCTCCCCTTTTTTCGTAACTAGGGATTTATTAATTGTCTATCAACTGCCCTAGCAGACTTTGCCAAGATGATAGATATTTTCTTTTAGGAGAAAGACATGGCTAATTCAACCTTTAATGGACCAGTCAGGTCCGAGAACGGCTTTCAAGTCGTATCTAAAAATTCAACTACAGGTGCTGTAACTACAGAGTTCACTTTAAATGGTGATGGTATGCAAGTTACTCCTGTAGCTTTAGCTGACACTACAGCTATTTCTTTAACAGCAACTACTCATGGTGGTAGAGTTTCTGTTGTTCCTGCTTTATCAGCGAACTGTACATTAACATTACCTTCCCCATCAGCAGGTGTTCACTTTAAATTAATTTATGGTGGTGCTGCAGAAGAAACAGAAAACTTAATTATTAGCACTGGTTCTAATACTAACTTCTATATAGGTGGTATAGTACATTTAGATTCTAATGCAGATAATGTTTCTGTATATTCAGATGGTAACTCTAACTCTATATTAACGCTTACAGACTTTGGTTTGTTTGAAATTAATATATTAGCTAAAGATAGTACTAATTGGTATATCTGGGGTAACCAAGAAGGTGCAGATGTTCCAGCATTTTCTGACGCATAGGAGTAGATTATGGCTGATACAGTAACTTCACAAACTATTCAAGATGGCGATAAAATTGCTATTATGAAGTTTACTAATGCTAGTGATGGCACTGGTGAATCAGCAGTAAAAAAAGTTGATGTGTCTGCTCTAAAAGCTAATAGTTTAGGGCAGTCATGCACTTCAGTAACAATATCAAGAATATATTGGGCTTGTGTAGGAATGAGAGTAAATATTGAATTTGATGCTAGTACAAATGTATTAGCTATGCCATTACCAGCAGATAGCACAGGTGATGAGTATTACGATTTATTTACTGGTATTCCTAACAATGCAGGTTCAGGTAAAACTGGAGATATTGACTTTACAACTGTTGGTCATTCTAGCGGAGATGCATACTCTATAATATTAGTATTAACTAAAATTTACGAATAGGTGAAACTATGACAATTAAAAAAGAAGAAAACGGGCACTTTGAAAATGGCGACCCAGCTTATGTTATATGGAATGGCGAAGAATTAGTAGCAGGACCATTAAGAGCAAAAGAAGCTGATGCTATGCTAAAAGAACTCAAACCAAAAAAGAAACCAGCTGCAAAAAAACCAGCTAAAAAACCAAAGGTGAAAAAATGAAAACATCAAAAACTAAAACTATGAAAGGTGGTAAAAACACCAAAACTAAAACTATGCGAGGTGGAAAAACTGCTAAAACTAGAACTATGCGAGGTGGAAAAACTGCCAAGACTAGAGCTATGAGAAGTGGAAAAACTGCCAAGACTAGAGCTATGCCAAAAACTTTTAATGAAATACTTAAAAAGAAAATAGGTGGCAGAGTTTAGTAATAAACTATGAGCCGTTCTACCAAAGATTCTCGTTTAAAGAGAGCAGGTGTTAGTGGGTACAACAAACCAAAGCGTACCCCTAACCACCCTAAAAAATCTCATATAGTTGTTGCTAAAGAAGGCGACAAAGTTAAAACTATTAGGTTTGGACAACAAGGTGCTAAAACTGCAGGTAAACCCAAATCAGGAGAATCTCGTAAAACTAAAATGAAAAGAAAATCTTTTAAAGCTAGACATAGAAAAAATATAAGAAAAGGTAAAATGTCAGCTGCATACTGGGCAGATAAAGTAAAATGGTAATGTCCAGAACTGCTTTCAGACAAAGCACTTTAAAAGCACCGGCATCTAAAAAAAATAAAGTTATTAATAATGCGAAGCAAAAAAGACCCAAAAGTAGGAACAGGAAAAAAACCTAAAGGCTCTGGTCGTAGGTTATATACTGACGAAAATCCTAAAGATACAGTTAGTATTAAGTTTGCTACACCTGCAGATGCTAGAGCAACTGTAGCTAAAGTTAAAAGAATTAAAAAACCATTTGCTCGTAAAATTCAAATACTTACAGTAGGAGAACAAAGGTCAAAGGTTATGGGTAAAAAACAAGTGGCAAATATATTTAAAAAAGGTAAAGAAGCAATAAGAAAATTACATGGTAAAAAATAATGAGTAGAGCACAAAAAATTAACAAAGTAATTAAAGGTTTAAAAAAAGCTAGTAAAACACATGCAGGTCAAGCTAAAACTTTAGAGTCCATAGAATTTAAAAAAGGTGGTAAAACTAAAAGTAGAGTTAATGAAGCTGGTAATTATACTAAACCCGGATTGCGTAAAAGAATATTTAACAGAATAAAAGCAGGTGGCAAAGGTGGTAAGCCCGGTCAATGGTCTGCTCGTAAAGCACAAATGATGGCTAAAGCTTATAAAAAAGCTGGTGGAGGATATAAATAAATGCCTTATCTTATAAGTAATATACCTTACTTTAAATGCTGGGTAAGAAAAGAATTTACAGCAAATCACGAAAAATATCATGGAGAATATTTACATGCTATAGCTATGGCAGTAAATACAATACCTGATAGGTCGTTATCATTTCAAGTTGTATTTACAGGTTGTGATGATGATGAAGATGTACATGGTGGAGCTATGTGGGCTCGTATGCCAATACAGGCTTTAGTAGCAGATATACCTGCTGAAGAATGGGGAGAACCAATGGAAGACCATTTAGCACAACCTTGGGATTGTGAAGCAAGAAATCATTCTGTTGTAGTAATTGACAGGGTAAGCTCTAGTCCTTGGATAGCAAAAATTGATAATGGTTTTTATCGTGCTAAATATATGTTTACTGTAGATTACACAGGTAACTCAATAGCAGATTGTCCTGCACAACATAAACAATCTCATGTTTTATATATAACTGAAGATTGTAAATGGAAAGGTAATTTTGTAGCACTACCTAATAATAGAGTAAGAGCCACTAGCCCTGCATTATGGATAACGGGAGAAGGACCACCAGATTTTGCACCATCACAATATTTACATTCAGCAGAAGCACATGAAAGTTATCTAAGTCCTGAAATAACATTTAATAATTTATATAGTGAAGGTTTTGAAGAGGAAGATTAATGCCATTAAAAAAATCACAAAGGTCTTTAAAAGATTGGGGTAAACAAAAATGGCGTACTTCTGATGGAAAACCTAGTAAAGGAAAAAAAAGATACTTACCTGACAAAGCATGGAAAGCTTTAAGTAAATCTGAAAAAGCAGCTACTAATAAAGCTAAAGCAAAAGGAAATAGAAAAGGTAAACAGTTTGTAAAACAACCTAAAAAAATAGCAAAGAAAACAGCAAGGTATAGATAATGGCAACAAGCGGAACAACTACATTTAACTTAGATTTAAGTGATATTATTGAGGAAGCATATGAGTTATGTGGACTTGAATTGCGTTCAGGCTATGAGTATAAAACAGCTAGAAGAGCTTTAGATTTATTATTTCTTGAATGGCAGAATAGAGGTTTAAATTTATTTAGTGTAGAAGAAGGCACACAAACATTAACAGAAGGCACATCAGACTATACATTAGATAGTAATGTACTAGATATAATAGAAGCTTTTATAAGAACAGATGCTAGTGATGTAAATAAACAAGTTGACCAAACACTTAGAAGAATATCTGTAAGTGAATATGCACACATATCTAATAAGCTAAACAAAGGTAAACCAAGTTTATTTTATTTTGATAGAAACATAAGCACACCAGCAATTAAATTATGGTCATCTCCAGATGGTAATGAAACATATACATTAGTATATTTTTATGTAAAAAAAATAGAAGATACAGGTAATGTTGCAACTAACAATACTGCTGTACCTACAAGATATTTACCATGTATGACTTATGGTTTGGCATATAATATTGCTTGTAAAAACAATGATGCTTTACAAAAAGTACCAATGATAAAACAAAAGTATGAAGAATTATGGAATGATGTTAGTGATGCAGATAGAGAAAGAGCATCAGTAAGATTTGTTCCTTTTAATAATCACATTTAGTTATGGCATACGCAGCAGGAAAAAAAGCTTTAGGTATTTGTGATAGATGTGGATTTACTTATAAGTTAAATGAACTTAGATATGAAACAGAAAACAAAGTAAGAAATGGTTTAAGAGTTTGTCATACTTGTTATGACCCAGACCAACCACAACTAGATGTAAACCTTATATCAACTATAGACCCGCAAACTTTATATGATGCAAGAGTTGATACTGGTGAAGCAGATTCAAGAGAGTTATTTGGTTTTGACCCTGTAACTGGAACTGGATTAATAATGCGTGGTGCAATAGGTAAAGTAACAATAACAACAGGATAATAATATGGCTCACTATACAAAAGACTTAAATGCAATAATTAAAGGTTTAAAAAAAGCTAGTAAATTACATGCTGCACAAGCTAAAAAACTTGAAAAAATTAATAAAGACCAAAAAAGATTAAGTATAGTAAAAGCACCTAAAAGAAAAAAAACTGTTAAAAAAAATACTAAGAGAAAATAATAATGACATTTTCAGAGTTAAAAAGTTTAATACAAGATTATTTACAAAATACAGAAACAAGTTTTGTTTCTAATATAAATAATGTAATTAAACAAGCAGAAGAAAGAATATTAAAAACAGTAAGATTACCTAATTTTAGAAAAAATGTTTCTGGTAATTTAAGTTCTGGTAGTGAATACTTAGCTACTCCTACAGATTTTTTAGATAATTTTTCTTTATCTATTACAAACTCTAGTGAACAATCTTTTTTATTATTTAAAGATGTAAACTTTATTAGAGAAGCTTATCCAAATGCTTCAACAACAGGTATTCCAAAACATTATGCTTTGTTTGATGATACAACTTTTATAGTAGGACCAACACCTAACGCAGCTTTTACAGTAGAGTTACATTACTTTTATAGACCAGCATCTATAACAGCAGGTGCAGATAGCGGTACAACATGGTTGTCTACAAATGCTAGAAATGCTTTGCTATATGCTTGTTTAATAGAGGGATATATGTATATGAAAGGAGATATGGATTTAATGAATCAATATGAAAAAAGATACATGGAATCTATATCCAGATTAAAAACTTTAGGTGAAGGAGATAATACTGTAGATACTTATAGAGATGATGTTGTGAGGGTAAAAAGAACATAATGTTTAGTGTAGATGTAAAAACAACTATAGGTGATATAGCAGTTAAAACTACTAACAATAAAGGTTTAAGTCCTGAATATTGGACTGAAAGAATAATAGATAGACTTATTAGTAT